CACTATCGCTGAATAGTTACAAAAAGACGGCGTTCCTGGATCTCTGCCAGCAACTTGACGGCATCGATATTCCCGTCCTCGGCTGCTTCGTGCAGCTTTATCTCGGGAGCGGCCCGTGAGACAAGCACGCCTTCACGGATCAGCCCTCGAATGGTGGTTCCAGGAATACCGGCATCATAAACAAAAAGAAAACATTCAGAAGCGTCAAGGCCAAGATAGGTGGCAATATCCTCGGGACTATAGCCCAGAGCCGCCATACGCCGGACTTCATTTTTCTGCTCTCCAGTCAGAGCCAGGCTGTCAGGGGGAATATCATTCATAAGATAATCTGTTCAAACATTCTTCCAGGTCCGCCAGTTCGCATTTTTTTGCAGACAGTAAATGGGTAAACTCGCCACGGTCACAAGGGTGGGAGAAACGCTCCATTTTCAAGAGCAGCCCATTGATCCCATCCTCCAGCGTCCCTTTCCGAAATATCAGTTTTTTTTTCTGTTTTCCAGTTCCTTCTCGGCGGCCGATTTCATAGACTCCCATTTATCCACTGCCGCCAATGCCTTCGCACGTTCCTCCTCACCTTCAACGGTTTCAAGCTTCTTCTTCCATTTGGACACATTGCTGGCCGCATTCTTACGGATATTCATCACCTCAAGGTCACTTTTGTTAGAAAGCTCGTCAGAAGCTAGAGAGGCGGCAACACGGGGATGTTTCCCGAGTAGCACATGGTTATCACGGTAATATTCCAACTCCTCCCAGATACTCCGGTCCTCCAGGTAATTCTCCACAGTTGTTTTGGCTATGCCAAACGCCTGTTCCAGTTCAGCGTCATCCGGCAGCTCACCCAGTTCCCTGAAAGTTTTCAAATAAAGATCATAGGCCGTGAACATATCGGCAACCAGTATTTTCAGTACATCCGGACAGTCCGGAGAATTGAGGAAGGGGAAACGGTCACGGAAACGAATCACATTTTCCACAACCGGAGTGACAGGAACATTCACTGTGGTTTCCTCAGCATTGATCTCTCCCACCGCCCCTATAAAAGCTGAAGAAATGTGGGGAGAGTCTGCCGCTTTCCGTTGCATTGTCCTGAAAGCTGTTTCCGAAAGTCCGGCAAGCTTGCGCAGCTCTTCCATCAGGGTGGCACGAAGCAGTTCCGTTTCGGTATTCCGTCGGAAAGTGGCTTTCAGCATCAGATTAAGACCGTACTCCTCGTACAAGGCAATCCCCTCACGATACGGACGGGGACCGCTCAGATAAGCAATAATTTTTTCTTTCATACGATAACATTTACAATGTACCATACAAAGAAAAAGCCCGGCAATTGCCGGGCAAAAGACAGGAATGAGTAAAAAAATCCATGCAACGGTTCAAAACGATATAATCTCGGATATGTCCTAAAGCTGTAATTTTATGGTTCTCTCCTCCATTTCGGTAATCTCATCATCAATTCCATTCAGGCACTCATCCATGAAATCTGCAATCATCTTCTTGTCCTCCTCACTTGTATAAATACCAGCTATATGTTTCACCCGGGAATAAAACTCCCCGGATTCTGTTCCCATTAACGGACGTAGATCCTCCAATTCCTCTCTCAGTGTCATAATCTCTTTATTTTTTTTAAGTTCCCCATAGACGTGGTGAACACTGTTAATACCATATTGCCGCATCCAATCAGAACTGCGCCACCTCATAATACTTGAAGAAATAATACAATGCCACCTTATGCCATTTGGTCAGATCCTTGTCCCCGGAAAGTATGGACGATACCGTACATTTATCAATCCCGGTATAATTGCTCAGGTGCTTGGCCTTCAACCCTAATTTTTCCATACGTTTTCTGACCCATTCAATGGTAATGCCGTCAATATCCTTACGGTCAAAATTAACAGCGGAAACTGTCAGTTTCCAGTCTTCCGGAATCTCACCTTTAAACATTTCCCGGACACGCTCGTGAAGCTCCTTTTTGGAAAGGAACTGTCCATTCACCAGATCCTTCTGCTCCGCACGGACAATCAGACGACCTTCGGAGAAGGAAACAATTTCAATTACAATATGCGCCATGCGTGCATACTGTCTGGCAAACTCATCAAGTCTCTTTTTAACCTCTGGAGAAAGAGAAAGTAAATCCAAATTTTTCATACTGCATCAATTTACGATTGATTATCGGAATATTTGTTTTTAATCTGTAAAAGGAAGGGCCGAAGCCCTTCCCGTCACAATTTGACAAGTCTTAAATGCGTCAGGTCGAAAATCGCGATCTGCCTGTTTTCACGTCCGAAGCGCTTGGCTGCTTCCAGATCTGTGAAAATCCGGATGCTGTCGAAATAAAACTGTCCGTTTTCTTCATTCAGCCATCCGCCGACTTTCCTTTCGTGCTCTAAAGCATGGTTAAGAACTCTTCTCAGACCATCTTCCCCGAAACTGTCCTGAGTTTCAAGATAAGCGACTGAGATGCCTTTTGTGACCTTTTTTAAGGTTGTAAGGTCAACCGTGAACCCTTCCGGGTTCTGTCTTGCTATCTCCTGGATAGCCTTGAACAATTGTTCCATAATTAAAAGAACTTATGCGGACGTCACCCGCGTTTGTTATGACACTGCAAATATATGAAAAAGTTTGTTACTAGCAAACTTTTTTTCGTGTATTTGAATAATAAAAAAAAGCGGAACCGAAGCCCCGCTTTCCTGAAATAATGAAACCTCACTAAAATAAGAATATGACTTATGCCTGATAACGGCTCTGCTCAATCCATGTACATGTACCGGAACCGGATTCAAAAGCCTGAAGGGTTATCTGGCTGCCCGGACTAGCGGTGAAGGTTTCTCCGCCACGCAGCAGGAACTGGCCGCCGTGAGCAATTGTCGGAGCCACGCCTGACGCTACACCCAGCAGGGTCATCACTGCACCATGCCGTCCGCCGGTCACTTTATTTATTTCCGCTTCACCACCCTGAAGCTGATATTGCCCTTCCGCCGTAAACGGGATGGTAGTGGCAGACGCGCTCACACTCGCCACCGGTTCTTCCGAAGGAACAGTACCCTTATAAATGGCGATGTCATCCCCTTTACTGATCTGGGTAAAAGTGAATTCAGAGGAGTTGGCATCCTTGTTACCGGTATAATTGACTCCCATCTGCATGGGATTGCAGGGAGAACCGAACAGATCCTTGTCCTGACCGTCACAGTAGCTCATTATCACGATACATTTCCGACCGAGCCAGTTGGTCTTGAACTCACGGACCGCCTGCTTGTTTCCCGGATGGTTCCCCTTGACCGTAGGGGTGAAACCAAGTGCGTCAGGATCTCCGTCTGTATTGCTTGTAACCTCCACGGTACCGGGAGTGAAATAGATGTCGGTAGAATAACATCCAGGCTTCAATTGTATGTTCTCGGTCATCAACACACCGGCCGAGTCACGTGCCGGGAACACCAGAATATCATCCACATCAATGATACTCATCATGTCGCGCGGGTTGATCCCTTTACCCGGATTACCTTCCGGGCGCTTCACTGCTCTTTTAACGTATGCCATAATTATAACAATTTAAAATGAATAACAGGGGCGGATTACTCCGCCCGTAAATTTAACCACGTGCCACCTCATAGAATTTGCCACCTGCATAAGTCAGCATGATAAATTTGCCGGCACTGAGCGTCATGGCATCAGTCAGGACAAAATTACCACTATTAGCGATAGTGGACGCATTCGTATTCCCGGCCCCGTGAATGGTATACACTTCACCTTCCACCGCATCTGTGAAATTCGTGATGGCCGTCGCTTGGGTATTGGTTCCCGTTACGAACACCGTCGCACCTGCCAAGGATGGAGTGGTTGCATCGTTGGCGAACTGTAATGCACCGGAAGCTGCCGTATCACGTCCAATTTCGATGAATTTCCCGTCAGAACGTTTCATCAGACGTATGGTGTCCCCTTTCTTCGGTATCCAGTCGGCACTGATCAAGCTGAACTTATCGGATTTGGTGATCTTTACCCCCTTGTCCTCGCTGCCACACTTGATGGTGACAATCTTACCCACTTCAGCGTTCTCAATATCCGTAATGGTGAACAGGCTGGTGTTGGCCACGGTCTGCACACTGGTATGCAGGGCTACGTTCGGATTCTTGTCCTTCTCCCCGTCAATGAAGGAAGATGCCGGTCGGTCATACTCGTTACAGAAGATCATCTGGCGGCTGCCGTCCATATCCTCTTTTTTCGTATATTTGAAACCTACCGCACGCGCCCAAATGGATTCCTTCCACAAGGACCATACCTTAAGCGTCCAGTCCTGTTGTTCCAAGCTGAAATTTGTCATTTCACCGGCCACATGCTCGAAGCATTTGATATTGCCCTCCATCGTCCAGAAAATACGCTGGTGATTGTCTGCGTTCGGAATCGGAATCAGCTTCACAGCTGGATATTCCTTAACGTACATCATATTGGCCTTGTAATCCTGGTTCACACCATAGTGCAGCTCGTTGTACTTGTGATACCATACTACCATATAGCTGGGAAGATACAGGGCCAGCTGCCCGCTGTCACGGTACACGGCAGGAATCATTCCCGTACCCTGGAACAGTTTCTCACCGATATTGGCTTCCGTGATCTCACCCAGCACAAACGGCTTGATCTGGTAAACGGTCTTCCCGTTATTAATGTCAATGAAACCGTCAACCTTCTTTCTCAGCCATTCATACAGCCCGTCGGCCGCTTCCATGGCGCGTCCCGGCTTGTTAAGGTCAGGATCCTTGCGCACGCCATTGATACGGCGCAGTTCACGCTCGTTATGCAGCTTCTTGGCTGTTTCCGCCAGAATGTATTCAATGAATGACCATTTGATCGCCTGTGATCCTTCCTTGTTGAGAGAGCCGATCCAGGTTTTTTCCAGCTGCTTCAGGTCACGGAACTTATGGGCGAACATGACACTGAACATACGCAATGTCTCGTTGTCGAACTCATATTCACCTTTGGTGACATTGTCGAAATCACTGGAGGTGTTGTCAGCCTGCGAGAACTCACCCAGCCAAATGTTGACCAGAGTGGCCAGATCCTGATATCCGCTCTCCACCGGGAAGATGCTCTCGATACTGGGGAGCTTGGTCAGGAATGACTGCAAACGGTCCTGCCAGCGGATGCGGTAGAACGCACCAAGGTCCTCCTTCAGACGGCCGTAATCCACGGAACTTTCCGCACGGACCTGAATATTGATTCCCTGACTTGCGAGCAGAGCGGCACGGGCACGCATGTTATACGGACGATCCAGCGCGAACATCTCACCCTGCATACCTCCAAGCTGCTTGTCATCATCTAGGTTGAAGGCACCGGCACCCGTATTTTGTTTCAGACCGGCACCCGCACCATGGTCCGGCTCCGGCAATGCGCTCAGTACCGAAATCTTCTGCTTCAGCTCCGCTATTTCGGTATCTTTCCGGGTGATGGCTTGCGTCTTTTCCCCGTCTGTCTTTCTTATTGCATCCAACTGCTCCTGCAAGGAAGCCATTTCGGATACTTTCTGCGCTAGCAGACCACGAATCAGCGCCTCTCCCGAGTTCTCAACAGGACCGGCCTGCTGTTCCTCATCCTTAAAACCATTTTTCAACGCTTCCCCGAAAGGAGTTATGAACTTCTCATCGAAGCCAAGTTCTTTCAGCTTGGCTACATCATCGGCATCTAGGATATCCTTGTCCTCAGCCTTCTTCCACTCTTTCAGCCCCAGCAATCCAAGGATTGCGCCGGCAAAGGTGGACATTTTAGAATACTTTCCCATAAAAATAAAAATTTAAAAGATTTGATTTGTCTTGTTGATGACGGACTGCGCCAGAATCCAGCGCGCAGCTCCCTCCAAAGTGTTATAACCGTCCGCCAGTCCTTCCCTGACCGCTTCATCACCCATAAAGGTCGCCCCGCGGAACACGGGGGAGTCCTTGTCATAAGCGATGGAAAGGTTCTCCGAAATGGTCCGGCAGAACATCATGTGCAGTTTTGACAGCTTTTCCTTATAAGGTTCCTCGTTATTGTTTTCCGCAATCTCCCGGTGTTCCCTGTTTTTCAAGTCGGCCGAATCCGGGTAAATCTCCCGATAATCGATTCCTTCTTTTTTCAAGGCCTCCTTGGCATTATAATAGGTACCCACAACACCGATACTACCCACTTCGCACATCAACGAGCCAAGAAAGCGCTTGTCTGCGGCTGATGCCAGCCAAAAATGTGCGGAAGCACAAGCTCCGGCAATGTAAGCGACTACGGGTTTGGGACATTCGGATATCATTTTTGACGCATTGTCCAGACCGGTAATCATTCCCCCCGGTCCATTTATCCACAAAATGATGCCTGCAATACGGTCATTAGCTGCCGCCTGTGCAATATATTCCTGAAGGCGGAACGTCTCCCAGGCATAGAGCGTCCCTTCCAGCACAATAACGGCAACCGAATCGGAAGGAAGACTGCTGTCTTCCAAATTCCACCGCCCCACAAAATTCAGATCCGATGCGTATGCGGTCACGGTATCTTTTTCAAAAAATGCCTCTACCTCCTTAAAATTGCCGGAATGTATTGAAGGAAGGATCAGTGAGACCAGATTGTAATAATCCTCTCTAGCCATGGCCCATTTTTCATTGAATATTAACTGAATACGATTCATCCGTTCTTTTTTCCTGCAAAATAAAGAACAGATCCATCCATGAACAAGGACACGGAGAAGCGGTCATCACACCCGGTCATGAAAAGACCGTTTTTCCACATAAAAACACCTCCAAAAAGGACATGGAAAGGACAAAAAGACACGCTACGTCACATAAAATTATCTGTGTTTATATTCCCGAACGGAGGTTTTACGGCGCATCTTCCGCCGCCAGCGCTGGTAATCTTTCAGAAGTGCTTCCACGCTCAGACTCTCAATGCAATACTTCCGGAGAAAGTACCAGGCCGAATTGATGTAGTCTATACCATAGACATGTTTGTTTTCATCAAACAGGTCATGAAGCTCCGCACGCATCATTGTATTTATCTTCCTGGAAAGTATTTTGGCTCCCCTCTCGCCTATATAATTATAGGTAGCCAAAGGTTTGCCACCCGGAAGGTGTGCCTCTCGGCGCTCCGGCAATACAAGCTCCAGATTTCCGCTATCCACAGGGCATCCGGCAGGACGTTTCTGCAAAAGATCATAGACGAAATGGTACAAATCAAGATCTGAAGGCAGGCGGACTACCTTGCTGTCCGGGGTTCCATACTTGCCTATTAGATATTCGGCTAAATAATTTTCTATCGTTATCTTCGTGGTAATCATATACTTATGTATTTATACAAAAGTAATGATTTAAATTGAGATAGTCAAAGAACAACCGGCTAAAGATGGACCGGCTTCCAAAAGAATCATGAAGGCCGTTGCAACACCCCTTGAAAAACAAAGGGGGGATTTTCGTGCAACCGTACGATCTGATGATTAATATTATTGTAATATATTGAATATCAATATATTGTACACTGCACAATTCGCGCACGATTTTCGTACGAAATGTAAAACCACGCACAAAAAGCCATAAAATACGTTTTTGGACAAATCGAACGGAATCGTGCAAAAATCGTGCAGACATAAATATTTATATATCAATATATTACAATCAAAAAAAACGCAGTTGCACGATTGCACGAAAATTTCTTCATTTTTTATAAGGGTATATTGTAACTATTCAGCGATAGTG